ATGTGCTGCGCCCCAGATGGTGTGCGCGACGGCTCGGTAGATTTTACCGACCCCGCAGTGCATGAAATGGCTAATCCTGCCTATGGGGTGAGCATCCGACCGGAAGAAATTTTGAACGACAGTTTACAGGCCCAGAACGACCCGCAACAGCGGAAGGACTTCTTTGCAAAGAGCTTGAACGTGTACACCAACGCAATGCGGGCCTATTTCAATGTCGATGAGTTCCGGGCCAGTGATAATGAATATCATTGGACGCTGGAAGAACTGGCCAAACTCCCGATTGACTGGTACGGCGGGGCTGACCTGTCCAAACTGCACGACCTGACCGCTGCGGCGCTGTTCGGCCACTACAAGGGCGTTGACATCGTGATAACCCACGCATTCTTCCCCGTCGTGGCCGCGCACCTGAAAGCGGACCAAGATAATATTCCGCTGTTTGGCTGGGCCGAAGACGGCTGGTTGACGTTGTGTAACAGCCCCACGGTGAATCATCAGGACGTGGTAGCCTGGTTTGACGATATGCGGCAGCTGGGCTTCCGTATCCGGCAGGTGGGGCACGACCGGAAATTTTGCCGTGAGTATTTTCTAGGCATGAGAGAGGCCGGGTTTAAGATCATCGACCAACCGCAATACTACTACAAAAAATCTGAGGGGTTCCGGTACCTGGAACATTCGGCTAAAAACGGCAAACTGTACTACCTGCATTCTGAAGCGTTTGAGTATTGCGTCGAGAACGTCGCGGCGGTTGAGAAAACCGATGACATGATACAGTACGAGAAGGTGCAGCCAGAACACCGGATTGACCTGTTTGACGCTTCGGTGTTTGCCTGCATCCGGTACCTGGAAAACATGGACAAACGACAGAAAGCAAGCGCCTGGTGGGGCGAACGCAGAGGTGATGACGATTGAGTAAACGCAGACAGAAAGCGCGGGCCGAGCCTACGCAGAGACGGAGCGCCGCCGCGTGGCTGTGCGATGCGTCGCAATACGATAGTCTGGCCTGTCGGGGCTATGTCAGCCTGGCACACAACCCAGAGATCGCGGCGGGCGTGGATACAATCGCCCGGCTGGTGGGCAGTATGACTATCAATCTCATGCAGAACACCGACGCGGGAGATGTGCGTATCCGCAACGAACTGGCCCGGAAAATCGACATTAACCCGAACAGTTACACCACGCGGGCCGGGTTCATCCATTGGATTGTCCGCACGATGTATCTGGAGGGACACGGGAACGCGGTGGTCTGGCCCAACACACGGGCCGGTATTATCCGCGACCTTAACCCGGTCCCGCCTGCGTTTGTGTCATTCATCCCCGACGGCTGGGGCTACCATGCAGTAATCAGCGGGCAGACCTACCAGCCCGATAAAATCCTGCATTTTGCCCTCAACCCGGATAGCCTGTATCCGTGGCTAGGTACTGGGTACCGTGTGTCCCTGGCCGCTGTCGCGGACAACTTGAAACAGGCGGCGGCAACACAGCGGGGATTTATGGCCAGCAAGTGGAAACCGTCGCTTGTTGTAAAAGTTGACGGCCTGATCGACGAATTTTCCAGCCCAGAGGGCCGGAAAAACCTGTTGGATTCCTACGCGGCCAGCGGTGAGGCGGGGGAACCGTGGCTCATCCCGTCCGACCAATTCAGCGTTGAGCAAATCAAACCGCTTACTCTGTCTGACCTGGCCCTTGACGCGATGGTTACGCTGGACAAACGGACCGTTGCGGCTGTGCTTGGTATCCCGCCATTTGTGCTGGGTGTGGGCGATTTCAACCGCGACGCCTGGAATAATTTTGTAAACACCACCATCATGCCTCTGGCCCGTTGTATCGAGCAGGAACTCACCCGGAAGCTGCTGTATTCCCCTGACCTGTTCTTCCGGTTCAACAGCTGGAGCTTGTACAGCTACAATATCACCGAACTGGTGAGTGCGGGTGCTGAGATGGTGGACCGTATGGCATTACGCCGAAACGAATGGCGCGGGTGGTTGAACCTGCCGCCTGACCCTGATATGAATGAACTGCTTGCCCTTGAGAACTACATTCCGGCTGACCGGTTGGGGGACCAAGGCAAGCTGACCCAGGGAGGTGAATAAACGTGGAACATAGAAGCATGTTAATGCAGGACATGAAAACCCGTGAAGACGGGGATGACCTCTATCTTGAGGGCTACTTTGTGGTTTATAACTCCCCTTATGAGTTATGGCCCGGTGCGACCGAGAGCGTAGCACCCGGCGCATTTTCTGAGAGCCTGAGCGGGGACGTCCGGGCGCTGTTTAATCACAATCAGGACATTGTGTTAGGCCGCACAACCAACGGCACGTTGGAGTTGAGCGACGATGCGCGGGGACTGTATGGCCGGGTAAAAATCAATCGGAATGATACCGACGCGCTGAACGCTTACCAGCGTATCGCACGGGGCGATGTTACCGGCTGTTCGTTTGGTTTCGACGTGGAGCAACAGACTGAGGAGTTCCGGGATGATGGGACGATTCACTGGACACTGGAGAAAATCTCCCCGCTGTACGAGTTATCACCCTGTACGTTCCCGGCCTATGAGGCCACGAACATTTCCGCCCGTAAGCGGGATTTTGAGGATGCAAAGCGCCGCCGGGCCGATGCCTGGAAGAAGCGCACGATGGAGCGGCTGAGAAAGGCCGCCGGAAAGGAGACTAAGGATGCTTAAAGCCCTTATGCTGAAGCGCTCCCTGGACGGGAAGCGCAACGAGCTGGCCGAGTTGGAAAGAGCCGCTGAGCAGTTTGCTACTCGTGAGGCCGAGCTTGAGGTCGCAATCGCCGAGGTTGAGCCTGGCAACGAAGAGCAAGAGCAGGCTGTAAACGCCGAGATCGAGAAGTTCGAGGCCGAGAAATCCGCGCACGATGAGCAGGTTGAGACCCTGCGTGCTGGTATTGCGGCCCTTGAGACCGAGCTTGAGGAGCTGGAACGTTCCGCCCCCAAGCCCGCCGCCCCTGCTGAACCCAAAACCGAGCCTGAAAAGAGAGGTGCTATCATGCAGAACACTATCAACCTGCGTTCTCTGCCCATGAACCGCCGGGCTTTTGACGCCCTGCCCACCGAGCAGAGAAGCGCTATCATCGCACAGCCCGACGTCAAGGACTTTCTGGCCCGCGTCCGTGACATGCGCGGTCAGACCCGCGCCGTGACCGGTGCAGAGCTGTCTATCCCTATCACCTTCCTGGAGTTGGTGTCGGAGAACATGTACCGCTACTCCAAACTGATGAACCGCGTCCGTGTGCGGAACGTGACCGGTGAGGCCAGACAGACCATCGCCGGTACCATCCCCGAAGCCGTGTGGACCGAGATGTGCGGCGCAATCAATGAGCTGTCCTTCGGTTTCAACCAGATTACCACCGACGGCTATAAGGTGGCTGGTTTCATTCCCGTCTGCAACTCCCTGCTGGAGGATAACGACGTCAACCTTGCCTCTTACCTCGTCGAGATGCTGTCTGAGGCTATCGGTCTGGCCGCTGACAAAGCCATCCTGTACGGCAAGGGCGGCGCTAACAAGATGCCTCTGGGTATCGTCACCCGCCTGGCCCAGTCCAGCCAGCCCACCGACTACCCCGCCAACGCCCCCGCTTGGGAGGACCTGCACGTCTCCAACATCAAGAAGATCGGCGGCGATTCTGTGACGGGCGCACAGTTCTGGGCGCAGCTCATGGAGGCCACCGGCGCGACCTACACCAGATACAGCCGGGGCAATCAGTTTTGGGCCATGAATTCCAAGACCTATGCAAAGCTCAAGAGCAAGCTCATCTCTTTCACCGCCACCGGTGACATCGTGGCCAACCTGTTCGGCGTCCTGCCTATCATCAACGGTGACATCGACGTTTTGGAGTTCATTCCCGACGGTGACATCATCGGCGGCTACGGTGACCTGTACCTGCTGACCCAGCGCTCCGGTATGACTATCGAGAGTTCTACCGAGGTGCAGTTCATCCAGGACAACACGGTTTTCAAGGGCAAGCAGCGTATGGACGGCGCCCCCATCATTCCCGGCGCTTTTGTGGCGGTCAATATCAACAACGTTGACGTCACCACTACCGCGACCTTCGCCGCCGACACTGCCAACGACGCAGACCTGAACGGTATCGACGGCCTGACCCTGTCTCCCGCGTTCAGCGCAGACGTGACGGCCTACACTGCCACCGCTTCCACCGCGGCCAATGTTACCGCCACTCCCGCCAACGCCAACGCCGCCGTTGCACTGTCCTACAACGGCAAGAACGTCGTGAACGGCGCGAGTGTTACCCCCGTGACCGGTACTAAGGACCTGGTTATCACCGTCAAGAACGGCAACAAGACCAAGGTCTACACCGTGGCCGTCACCAAGTCCTAACCATGACGGCGGCTAATGTGTTGCCGCTGTTGCAGGTCGATCTTGGGGAGTTGTACCTCACGGACGAACGGAAAAATTACCTCTCGCAGGTGATAGACGCGGCCATTGCGTTTATCACCCGCGAGGGTATCACCCTAGAGGATACCGTGGAAGACCTGCAACTGGTGGAGATGTACGCGGCCTATCTGGTGCGTAAACGCAACACGACCGAGGCGATGCCGCGCATGTTGCGGTGGGCGCTCAATAATAGGCTATTTAGCCAGAAATCGGGGGGCTGAACATGTACGACAGCGGGGTAATGTTTTTGCACCGGGGCGCGAATGTCGCGGAACCGGGGGAAGCCCCGGAGCTGGTGTATGTTCAGGTCTGGGGTGCGAACTACGAAAACAGGACGGTAGGCGTCCAGCGGTATTATACCGCAATGGAACACGCAAACCGGGCCGATTTGCTGATACGAGTACCCCGGTACTATGCGATTGCTCCCACCACCGACCGGGTGACTCTGTCCCCGGTGGACCATCTGGACGATGGGACGTATAGGGTGGCACAGGTGCAGCAGGTGACGGATTCCGACGGCCTACCGGCTACGGACATTACACTAGAGAGGATGGATGCGCTGGATGGAAACCATTAAACAGGCACTATTGGCGTTGACCTCTAATGTATTCCAGTTTGTTTCCGCACCTAGCACTGTGCCACCTTATATTATTTACCAGCAGGACGGGGACAATGACCTTTGCGCGGGGAACCGCCACGCAGAGACAGCGGCGGTTGTAATCATTGACCTGTTCACCAAGAAAGCGAGGGACCCGTTAGTAACAAGCATCCCGGAGGCGTTGGAGAACGCAGGCGCGTCTTGGTATCTAAACTCTACGCAGTACGAGAACGAAACGGGGCTATATCATTTTGAGTGGTACGCTGAGGTGGTGTAAATGCCTAGTATCAAAATCACCGGGGCCGATGAGCTAGTGATGGTGCTAAATCGCCTGTCTGAGGAATCAGAGGGCGCGATTAAAAAAGCTGTGTTCGACGGCGCGGCTGTAATCGCCGATGCTGTGCGTTCTAGCATTAACGGCCTGCGTGTTGACGGCCCCAGCGCGTGGGAGACCCGACGCAGAACGGAACAGAAAGCCGGACTGCAAGCGGGGCTGACCACCTACCAGATAGAGGACAAGGGCGGCAAGATCGAGGGCGGCGTTGGTTTTTCCGGCACAAACAGCCGGGGCCAGTCAAACCGGATGATTGCCCGTGTTTTTAACTCTGGAACGTCGTTTAGTAGCAAGCAGCCTTTTTTCGACAGGGCTGTTCGCTCAAGCCGTGGCGCGGCTCAGGCCGCGGTCAAGGCTACGTTGGAAGAAGAAATCCAAAAAATCGTGAAAGGATGAGTATAATTTATGGCAAGTATTGGTTTATCTAAGCCCTATTACGCCCTGTACAGCGCTACCGGCGGAACCGTGACCTATACCAAGGGCGGCCTGCTGGGCAAGGCAACCGAGCTGTCCCTTGAGCTTGAGGGCGCAGACACTAATGTACTGTACGCAGACAACGCCCCCGCTGAGAGTGATAACCAGTTTGCGGGCGGTACCCTGAACATCACCACCGACGATCTGCTCCCCGAACCCATGAAAGCCATTCTGGGTATCTCTGAGAAGGCCATGGATGAGGCCGCTTCCGGCTCTACCGACAAGTGGCTCGTTTTCGACGATGCCCAGGCCATTCCTTACGTCGGCTTTGGCGGTATCATCAAGGCCAAACAGGGCGGCGTGGTGAAATGGATTGCACTGGTGCTTACTAAGGTGCAGTTCTCCAACCCCGGCGTCTCTGCGACCACCCAGGGTGAGACCATCGAGTGGCAGACCAAGAGCTTGAGCGCTACCGTGATGCGTGATGACAGCACTAATCACGTTTGGCAGATGCAGAGTACCCCGCTGGCAACCGAGGCGGCGGCTGAGGCAGCTATCAAAAAGGCCTTGGGTATCGCCGACGCGGCAGCCTAATAGGAGGGGCAGGACATGAGAACTGGAAAAATCACCGTGAACGGACTGGACTATATCACCTGCTTGTCTACCCGTGTACTTGTGGCGCTGGAAGAGCGCGGCGGGGATGCGGACAAAGAGCTTGCCCGCATTATGAAATCGGCCAAACTGTCCGACCTGTTTTGGCTGTTGGCCCAGATGATCGACGCGGGCAACCGGTACGCCAAACTCGAAGGGCTGGAAAACCCCGGCACTCTGTCGTTGGATGAGCTCATGGACACCATGGGGCCGGACGATTACGAGGGCATGACTACGGCAATGACTGAGACGGTGCGGGCCGGTACGACCCCCACCGTCGAGGCCAAACCCGGCAAGGGCAGCCGAAAAAACGCAGAAACCAGCCGGGAGGACGGGTAACTCCCGCCTGGTATATCTGGTACGGTCTCCAGGTGGGATTAACCCGCCTGGAGACCTTTGATTTACCCGTGTCCTGCCTGTTAGATTTGATTGCGGTGCATCAAATCAAAACAGAGGGGGCAGAACCGAAACCCACCAGGGAAGACGAAGCACGGGAGTTTATGCGCTTGCTAACCTATCAGTAAAGGGGTGTATCAATGGCAACAGACGTATCTATTAAGTTGGGCGTCACCGGTGAGAGCGACTTAACGTCTGCCTTAAAGGGTGTAGAAAGTCGAATTAAGAACCTCAACTCAGAGATGAAAGCCGCCGTTTCGTCTATGTCTGGACTTGAGAACGCAGAACAGCAGGCGGCTAAAAAATCGGACATTCTCACCCGGTCCATCGACGCGACGAAAGACAAAATCGGTATTTTGTCGCAGCAGTACGACAAGGCAAAAACGAAGCTGGACGAACTGGGCGCAGAGTTGGAAAACGCCCGGCAACAGTTCGGGGAAAATTCAGCCGAAGCCTTGAGAGCCGAAGCTGCCTATAACAGGCAGGCTGTAACAGTTAATAACCTGGGTACCAAGATCAATAATGCAACCGCCGACATGAATAAAATGGAGGCAGAGCTTCGGGACCTGGGAAACGATGCCAACCGCGCCGGGGATGGTATGGACCGGCTGGGTGATGATGCGGACCGGGCCGGGGATGACCTGGACCGTATGGGTGACCAGGCCGACCATGCCCGCCGTGACCTGGACAACCTGGGCGATAACGCCGATGACGCCCGCCGTGGCCTGGACAACCTGGGCGATGAGGCAGACCGGGCCGGGGATTCCCTGCTTGAGGCGTTCAGCGCGGGCGCCGTTTCTGGTGCTGTGCAGTCGTTAATGGGTAGTATCTCCGGCCTGGTGGACGAGATGGGGGAGTATCAGAAAATCATGGCGTCGTTGGAGGTGTCCAGCCAAAAGGCCGGGTATACGGCGGGTGAGACTTCCGACAGCTACCGCCGCCTGTACCAGGTATTAGCCGATGACCAGACCGCCGCCACGACCACGGCAAACCTGCAAGCACTGGGACTAGCCCAGGAGGATTTAACCACACTTGTTGACGGTTGTATTGGTGCATGGGCAACGTATGGTGATAGCATCCCTATTGACGGATTAGCGGAAAGTATCACGGAGACGATTAACGCGTCTTCCGTGACTGGTACATTCGCCGATGTACTTAATTGGGCCGGTGGCGTGATGGAAGATGACTTTAACGCGCAACTTGAGAAGTGTAAAACCAAGTCTGAGCGTGTTAATCTTGTTCTTAATGAGCTAACCCGGCAAGGATTACCCAAAGCGGCGCAACAGTGGCGCGACAACAGCAAGGCGCTTGTCCAGACCAACGACGCGACGGCTAACATGACGGCGGCGCTGTCCCGCGTGGCCGAAACTCTCGCTCCTACTACGGCGGCAATGAAAAATTTCGCCGCCGATGCTATCAATTCCTTTATGGATTTGATGGACAACGGGGAGAAATTGATACCTGTTATTGCGGGCGTTGCGACGGCCATTGGTACCCTGGCCGCTATTTCCGCCGGGGCTAAAATTATGGAGCTGGTGACTGCGTTTACTGCTATGCTCAACCCGGTCACCCTGATAATTGCGGCTGGTGCTGGTTTGGCCGCCGTTATCGCCGCCGTTGGCGCGGCCAGCGGGAATTATGTTACAGAACTGGACCTGCTGTCTGAGCGGGTGGACGCTACGACGCAGGCTATCAATGAGCAGGCGGACAGTTACGCCTCTCTGCGCGACAGTGCGGCTGAATCCGTGGCCGGGATGCAAACGGAGATGGGCGTGGTCTCACAGTACGTTGCAGAGTTGCAGACCATCACGGACGCAAACGGCAGGGTAAAAGAGGGCTACGAGTCCCGCGCCGCCTATCTGGCCGACTATATCAATAGCAAAGTGCCCGGCGCGGTGTCTGCGTCTGGTAGCGAGGCGGACGCGATTTACAAGGTTTCGTCTGCGCTGGATGAGTTGATCTTCAAGCGCAAGCAGGAAGCGGTAATCAACGCCGTCCAACCCATGTATGAGGAAGCGCTGACTAAGCAGTTAAGCGCTACGAACAACCTAATCGAGGCAAAGGGCCAGCTTGCGACGGCTGAAAACGCTGTTAATAATATTCAAGCGAAGCTGTCCGACACGGCGGGCCTCACGGCTGGTGAGTATAGTAAACTGTCTGAGCAGTTGCGGATTGCTAAAGACAATCTCGCGCAGTCGCAGGAGAATTATAACACTGCATCCGCGACAATGGACAACTATACCAATGCCATTGACTCGATGAATCTGGCAATGTCCGCGTCTCCTGAAAACGCGGGGGCGTTGGAACAGGCTATTACCAACCTGAACACCAGCATTACCAAAGCCACCGGAGAGAACACGGAGGCCCTGACCCAGGCCGTCGCAGACATGCAGGCCCAGTATCAGGCTATGGTACTCACGGCGGCTAGTAGTTGGGACAGCATGAGCGCTACAGAGCAACAGTTTTGGGCGCAGTCGTTAGCCCAACAGCAGACGGCCTTGCAGGAACAGGTTAACCAGGCCCGCGAGGGCGGCGTACAAATCCCTACCGCAGTAGGCGAGGGGATGAACCTGGGCGCGTTCCAGCTCACCGGTTCGGCCCAAGAGCTGTATTTGCAAGCACTGAAAGAGCTGAATCCCGGCGCGGATGTTACCGCGTTGGGCGCGGCCTACGATACCCTGTTAGCCGCTGGCATTATTTCCAATACCGGCACGGTAAACGCCGCCGGTGGGTCCGCCGCGAACGCCGCCGCTCAGGGTGTGTCTAACCCGTCCACAGATGCCACGGCCAGGGCGCAGGGCGCAGAGGTGTCTAGCAATTTTGCCTCTGGTATTTCCGGCGGCACGGGGCAGGTAAACAGCGCCACGTCCGGGGTGGTAACCGGCGCGAAAAATACAGCTAGTTCCGGTGTACAGGGCGCAGGGTTCCAGGGCCTGGGCGGACAGGTGGACCAAAATTTTGCGTCCGGCATTTCCGGGTCTTCCGCCCAGGTGTTTAGCTCTGTATCGTCCATGATTCAGGGTACCCGTTCGAGCGCGGATTCTGCCGTAGCTGGTGCCGGGTTCCAGCAACCCGGTTCTACGTCCGCCCTGAACATCGACAGCGGTTTTAAGTCATCTATGGCCGGGATTTATACGACCGTTCAGTCAATGATTTTTAACGCTAAACGTTCTGCTGACTGGACAGTTGCAAGCGCCGGTTTCCCCGCGGTAGGCTATCAGATGGTGGCCGGTATGGCGCAGGGTGTACAGGCAAAAAGCGGCGTACTGTCTAGCGCGATTACCAGTGTTGTCCGTTCTGCGGTCAGCGCAGCCAAAGCGGCGGCTGGTATTCACTCTCCGTCTCGTGTAATGCGCGACGAAGTGGGCGTACAGCTGGCGAAGGGTACCGCGTTGGGCATACGGGACGGTGAGAGCTACGTTATCCGAGCGGAAAAATCCCAAGTCGCGAAAATCGTAGCCGTTGCGGCAGGTGCAGCGGATGAGGTGGAAGATACCTGGAAGGACGCCCACCAAAAGCTGCTTGACGATACTGCAAAGCGGCTTAATGTCAACGTTAGCGCATACAAAAAGTCCTATAACCAAGTCGTTGACCTCACAAGTGAGCTTAACAACCGCCTAGTGGCGAAAGAGGAAGAACTTACCAAGCGGTTAGAGGATACCGGGCTTGACGAAGCCACCAAGGAAGCGCTTAATTCTCAGCTGAGCGCCGTGAAAGAGTTCCGCACGGAGTACGAAGCGGCCCTGTCTGAGATTGAACAGGCTCAGGAAAGTATGGCCGACAAACTGCGGAACTATGGCGAACTGTTCCAGTCCGTCAAGGACGAAACTGGGGAATTTTTGGAGCTGTCCGACCTGCAAGAGCAGATTGACGGTATCCAGAGATACGGCGATGCACTGGACAGCCTCAAAAACCGGGGCATATCGGATAGCCTGCTTGACGAAATCATCGGTATGGACGTTGACAAGGCCACGGCCTACACCGAGAAACTGTTGTCTATGACGGACGAAGAATACAGTGACTATATTGCCCTGTGGGAGAAAAAACAGGCAGAGGCCCAGGCCGTGGCACAGAAATTCTATGCGGATGAATTGCAACTGCTGGGTTATGAGTTTGTCGATAAGCTCCCCGGTGAGCTGGACGGCATGAAACAGGAAATGCGAGACCTGGGTATCCAGAGCATCCAGGGCTTGATCGACGGTATGAACAACCGAAGCGGGGCGCTGTACGCAACCGCGCAGCGTATCGTGTCGAGTGCTATCGCCGCCATGCGTGCGGCGGCTGACATCCACTCCCCGTCACGGGTGACGCGGAACATGGTAGGCAAACCGTTGGCCCAGGGTATCGGGGCCGGGTTTATGGCTGAGATGGAGCGTATCAATCGCCAGATTGCGGATACCGTACTGTCCCCGTTCGAGACCCTGTCCCGTGGGGACCTCATGGATGCGGCGGCTGGTGTGGTAAACGGTAACGCTGGCCTAGCTATGGCCGGGGCCGGTGGGGTGCAAACCGTGGTAATTCCCGTAAACCTCAACGGGAAACAAATCGCCGAAGTGGTCTATGACCCGCTCAAGCAGGTGGGACGTCAAAGGGGGCAATACTAATAATGGCAAATATTACTATTGCAGGGCTTGAAATGCCCAGAACCAAAACCCTAGAGGTGGGCGGCGGCTATGAGAGTCAAGAGGCTACCATGGCCAGCGGGAAAATCGTCCGCGACGTGCTGGGGTGGCGGACTGAGCTGTCGGCAACGTGGGAATGGGTACCGGCTGACCTGTTGGCCCAGGTCGTACAGCTAGCCCGTTCGGGCCGGTTTGTGACGATCTCTTACCCCGACCCCACGGGACAGACCGTTTCTGGTGCGTTTACCATCGAGATTGGTAGTCAGAAAATTTTTAAGTTCGTTGACGGTGTGCCGGTATGGTACAACGTCGAGTTGACCGCTACGGCGCAGGGGGTGGCATGATGGTTTCAGTCCCAACCGGTTACAATCCGTACACCGATACCCGCCGGGTCGAGCTGTCATTTTCGTTCGGCGTTGTGGCCCCGGAAGCCGCTGAGTTGGCCGTCCCTGCATCGTCCGCACAGTCCACCGTCTCCGTCATCGGCCAGACGGTGGACGGGGTGGAGCAGATGAGCGGGAACTACACCAGCCTAGAAAAAAATATGTGGGTACTGGACGGCTCCCGCGATCTGTACCCTGGTGAGCAGACAGGATGGAACAGCGCTGTACTCTCCGGGGACGATGGGGTATACAGTTCCGCGCCCTATTTGGAGTTTACATTCCCGGAGAATCAGGACAGTTTTGGGTTTACCCTGATTTTCGACGATACCCAGCCGGAAAACCACCCGGCGGAAATCGTCACCACGGCATGGAACGCGAACGGGGCACAGCTGGGCACGACTACCACCCACCCGACGGACTATACCCACGTTATCAGTCTACCAACGCAGGACTACCGGAGAGTACGGTTCACGTTTACAAAATCCGCTATTCCACACCGGCGGGTGCGGGTGTGCGGCGTCCGCTTCGGTGTCCGCTACGACTACAACGCGGACACCATCGAGGGAGTGGAAATCAGGCAGTCTATCTCTCCATTTGCTGAGTCTCTGCCCTCTGCTGAGGTCGAGGCTACGGTAGATAACAGTGAGCAGCTGTACAACATGGTCAACCCGTCCGGCTTGTATGCCTACCTGCAAGATGGGCAGTTTATGGACTGGACGATAACCGTCAACGGGGATGCAGTGTACATGGGCAGGGCGTACTTCACCACAGCCGAAAGCGAGGATGGGGGGCTTACTGCCAGTATCACGTTTAATGATTGGCTGTATGTGCTGGATAACGTGGAGTATACAGGGGCAGGTTCCGGGACGTGGACACTGCAAGCTGCTGTGACTGCTCTACTGGCAAAAGTTTCCAACAAGTTTACCGCCGTGTACGACGCTGGGCTTGGTAGTGTGGTGATCGGTAACACCATCCCGGAAAATACCAGCATCCGGGAGGCCCTGCGCCTATGCGCTCAGGCGGCTATGTGTACCTGCTACATTGATAGGGATAACGCCCTGCATTTCACCCGGCCCGCCCTGTCCACACCTGCGGATGAGTGGACGCTCGACGTGCAGCACAGCGCCGCACAAATTAAGGTGGGACAGCTCTACAATTCCATTAAATTGACAGCCGGACAGAGCGCAGACGGCGAAGATGTGGTATACTTTAGTAGGAACATTGCAAGCGATGACATAGAGCGGGTTTATGAGGTCTCTAACCCGTGTGTCACGCCCGCGCTTGGTCAGCAGGTAGCTAACTGGTTGCTTGCGTGGGTACAGCGGCGCGTGTCCTACGAGCTGACCCCGCGGGGCAATCCGGCTCTTGAACTGCTGGACACAGTAAAAATCGACGATGTGTACAACGTCAACGGGAATGCAATTATCACACAGCTGGATTATAGTTATGACGGGGGGCTAACATGCGATGCCGAGGCAATTAGATAACCTAGTTTTCGACCGCACACAGTCCGACGTTGACCGGGTGAAACAGCTAACCGCCGCCCTGGTAGCTGGTACCGCTACGGCGGCGGAACGGGCTGAGTTTATAGCCGGGATGAAAGGTGCATACAACGCAACCGACCTAAACCGTGTCGGCGCGGCGGTGGAGTACCTGACCGGCGTACTGCACGGTATGGGCTACACAGTGCCCACCGTCCCGGTGTCAGACTGGGCAGAGGATAGCATACAGGACACCGAGCAAATGGCCGTGTACCTTGCCAACATCCATAAGCTGCGTGACTGCCTGCCCTACGTCGCACCTGACGCGCCGGGCAGTATGGGCGCGTTGACGTGGCAACAGGCCAACGCGATAGAAGAAATTTTGTACAGGCTAGAAATTATCTTGCAGGAAATACAGGCCGGGTATCTCATCCGGCAGGCGGCTACACCGTTTATGATAGCAGGGGGTGTTTTTAATGCGTGACAGGGTTCCAGCACCAGGCAAAGCCAACCGGGTAAAAATCACTCTGGACAGCGGGCAGGTGGTGGAAGGCGTGCTGTCCTACGCGGACGATGCGACACAGGAGGGCAGCGCCTACAACAAGGCAAACGTGTTACCGGATGACGTGTGCAACGATCTAGGCATTGACCCCACCACGTCGGAACCGAAGGATGCGTTTCGGGCGAATATGGAGTATACCAAAAAAAGTAAAGAGTCCACATTTCAGAGACTAATGACGGGGAGGTTCATCTAATGGGAATGGTAATTTTTGAGAAAAGCGGCACGTTCAACCCTGCAACGTATGGTCTAAAAGCCGGTGATGTGATTCAGGGTGTCTGCGTCGGTGGTGGCGGCGGCGGCGGTGCCGGGTCCGTCTCAGACTACAATAGCGGCGCAGGCGACGGGGGAGACGCAGGACGGGCATCAGGCAAAGGCGGCGGTGGTGGTGGCGGATACGGGGCCGGTGGCGGCGGTGGTACCGGAGTGTACGCGCAAGGTGGTGGAGGGGGCGGTAGTGGGTACATTAAATTTTTTTCTGTTCCTCTTCCGTCTTCCGATGCTCTTGCTGTCACCGTGGGCGCGGCTGGAACCGGAGGACAGGGACAGTTTACGTATGGCGGTGATATTAATTACGGAGAGTCAGGTACCTCTGGCGGAACTAGCTCTGTCGGGGCGTTAGTCTCTGCCGCTGGTGGTGCTGGGGGGTCTGGATACGGTTCCGGCGGGGCTGGTTACAGTAGAGGCGGGGATGGGTCAGGTTCCTGGTCGTGGAGTTCTAGTATGCAAAATGGGGCTGGCGGAGGCGGCGCAGGTGGATATGTTATCGGAAGCCCGGTAATCGGTGGGTCTGGCGGAAACGGGATGCCGGTTTCTACTGCCTCCTCCGTCCCGATGATGCACCCCCAAACGTGCGACGGTCGGGGAAATGGAGGGGCAGGTGACGTTGTACTCGGAAGTATCTCGGTTTACCCGTTGTTTGGCCTTGGTGCTGGTGCGGGTGGTAACAGCGGCCAAGACGGTTCCTCTGGTAAAGGTTCCGGCGTTGTAGTCATCACCTGGTAATCCGCCACCCGATAGAAAGGAGACTAATCACAGATGTATATCCTGCTAAATAATAATGCCGTCGCGGAAATCATTCCCGACGAAGACCCCATTTTTCCGGGTATCCCAATCGAGGCCCGGTATGCCCCCGATTTCGTGGCGAAACTGCTGCACGTCGCGGACGATACAGCAGTAAAACAAAATCAGGTGTACGACCCTGAGACGGGCACATTCTCCGACCCGCCCGTCCCGGAACCGCCCGAACCAGGCCCCGACCCTGAGCCGGAATATATCTCTACCGCCGACCTAGACGCGGCATACATGGAAGGGGTGAACGGCGTTGACTGAGTCTATTTATTTTACCGCAATGCGCGAGAAGGGCCTTGCAGATGCTAAAGATCTGCAAGGCCGGGACTGGTACGGAGCTGTACGCTGAGACAGATAAAATCCCGGCGTTCAAGAGCGCCGTAGCCCTGAAAAATATGTCTACCCGTTCCGCCGGGTTTGTCTGTCGTTCCACCGCTGGGCGTGTTGTTGTTCTGTTGCAGCCCTATGACAGCAGCGTATACACACAGGAGCCGGAAGAGCTGCCCGCTCAGTGGGGGTTTAAGTGGTCCACCGACCCCGCGAAAGCCTTACCCTTCGTAGCCCTTTCTACCAGCCCCTACGGCATTGGGGACTGTTGTACCTACTCCGGCAAGGTCTACCGGTCGAAAATTGCCAATAACGTCTATGCCCCGGATGCCTACCCGGCGGGGTGGGAAGAGGTACAGACCTAACACAGAACATTAGATAGAGAGGTATTCCGTTTGGATACTATCGCGCAACTCATTGTAGCCGCGTTCGGCGGCGGCGGGCTATCCGCTATTATAATAGCCCTGCTCAATCGACATTGGGCAAAACAGGACCGGAAGGATGACCGTTTAACAGCCTTGGTATCAGCTCAGAAAGTCCTAATGATCGACCGCGTTCGCTATTTAGGACAGTGCTATATCAATAAGGGCAGTATTAGCCTGCAAGATAAAGAAAATCTGCTTGAAATGCACAAGGCCTATAAAGCCCTGGGTGGTAACGGCCACCTTGACACTGTGATTTCTGAAATCGAAGAACTTCCGATAGATAGGAGGTAATACCCGTGATTAACAAGGTTTGGTTAAAAGCTGCGCTTGTTCGGGCCGTGCGGACTATGGCACAGACCGCAATCGCCTGCATCGGCGCGGCGGCTGTACTGTCCGCCGTAGACTGGCCCGTCGTGCTGTCCGCTACGGTGCTGGCCGGTATCATCTCCCTGTTGACCAGCGTCGCAGGCCTGCCAGAGGTAAAACAAAATGAGCAACAGTAAACTCATAACCTATACCCGTATCTCCCCGAACAGAACCAGCCCCCGGAACGGCGTTATCCGGGGCGTGGCTATCCATTGCACCGCAGGCGGACGGAACAAACGCGCACGGGACACGGCGGACCTGGGCCGGTTTACCACCTACGACCGGAAAAATGGTGCTTCCTGCAACTACGCGGTAGGCGGGGACGGGTCCATTGCGTTAGTCGTGCCTGAATCAGATCGGGCATGGTGTACCTCAAACCCGATTGACCACCAAATCGTATCTATTGAGGTAGCAAGCGACATTGCCGCGCCGAACCGGGTAACCGACGCCGCCCTGTCCGCCCTGCTCGATCTGCTGACCGACATTTGCCGCCGGAACGGTATCCCGGCCCTGCTGTGGCACGGACGGCGGGATTTAATGGGTAACTGGGCCGTGCAGAACATGGTGGTACACCGCTGGACGCGGACGGACAAAGTCTGTCCGGGGGATTACCTGTACAACCTGCATCCGTGGATTGCCGGGCAGGTAAACTCCCGCCTTGCGGGCAGAGAGGATGACGATATGGATATTGACAAACTGATCAATGACATGACGGGGGCGCAGGCTTACGCGCTGTATACCAGGGCCATGACCTACGCGGCGGCACAGTCTGAACCGGAGTGGAGCCAAAAACAGGGCCATTGGCAGGCAGCCACGCTGAAAGGCGTCGTAGACGGAACCGAACCAGAGCGCCCTGTCAAACGGGATGAGCTGGCCGCTGTGCTGGGCCGCCTAGGGCTGTTCGAGTGAGTCACGGTAAAATGCTTGACGATTCGAGCGCCCGGTGCTATAATAAAAAACGGAATGTACCACTCGAAAATTCCGCTTTCAAACAAAAGAAAACCCACCGGATTTAGCCGGTGGGTTTTTTCTTTTCGGGTTGCACAAAGCGGTGTACTGTTTTTTGT